GCAATTCCACGGCGTTTCTATTATCGTGTATTCAGATATTTTAGCTCTTGCTAGTTTAACCATTTCATAAAAATGATTCATACCATTTGCAGTAGATGTCAAAATAATATTTGCATTAGGGTCAGATGATACAGTAGGTAATACCGAGTCAGAAAATGCTTGCCAGTCATGTACAAATGCACAGTTGTGTGAAACTATATTATTTGTTAAGTATGTATGACCACCGTTAACATTAATAAGGTCAAAGTATTCAGATTCAACATTATACGGCTCTACATGAGTTACTATTTCAAGACCTGAACTACTATCAATGAATCTATTGAGAGAATCTTTAGCTTCAATGAAACCATTCTCGGTTTTCAACAAATGCTCAGGTGTACAGATTAACTCACCTGAAGCTGTTTTAATCTTAACCCCGTCAGATCTAACAGTTCGCTTAATCCCATCAAAAGATCTCATACCGGTCTGTGTCAGTACATATAGATCAGATACATGCACGACATCATCAGTATTAAATCTTCGGTATAAATCACCAATACTTACTTCTTCGAATATTTTTGTAGTACTTGATATAATTTTAATCTTAGTATTATATTCAACACACTCATCTACGTATAATGTAGAGTAACCTTCACCGCCTACAAACGAGAATCCACGAAACGCATCTCCGTTAGTGGCTGATGTGATAATACTAGATTTATTTTCTAAAATGACAGTCTTTACATTCCACTTTTCAACACCTTGTTGCAACCAAATAGGTAAAGACCCGTATATCTTTTTAACTTTATCAAGTACTTCAATAGCGCCTTTCTCTACGTTTGCGCTGATACCAATCCTAACATCGTTATGAAATGTTGCAGCCCAAACAAAATAAAGAGCAGTAGTAACCGTCTTACCTGATTGGCGACCTTGAAGTAGAATAATTCTTTTATCTGTTAGCGCTGTTTTTAGGTATGTTTCTTGATAATCTCTGAGATCTGGAGTACGCCACCCACGACTAGTTAATACTTTACAATAATTAAAAATGAAATATCTCATATCTTCTGCGCACTTAGCGATTTCCTGGATATGATATTCATTCAAGTGCATTCTAACATGAGCAGGTCTGAGCGTTCTATTTCCATTGAATGAAAACCGCTCACCTGCAGCGTCATGGAAATACCCCTCTTGATCAGGCTCAATATCCAACACAGAATCATCTGGTTTTGACGCTAAATCAAATTTACCCCATGGTATGTCTTTCTTAATCATTGACGTGTTCGCATCGCCTTTAATATCTCGTTAATATTGGTGCCTGCCGCATTTATTTGTGTATTATTAATAACACCTGCAACTTGCTTTTCAGCTCCCCTTCTAATATTATTTAGTTCTTTTAATGCGTCAATTTTAGTCTTTAGCAGGGTACCATAAACCTCATAAGCTCTAGGCTGCTCACTTATCTCTGCCAATTTTAGTATTTCATCTGCGGCATCATTAATTTGTGTTACTGTATCTTTAAGCGCGTCTTCAACATAACTATCAACCACCTCGGCTGACACTACAACTTCATTACCGGCTTTGCTTGGTACTATCGTATATTCCATTGGTTCTGCGTTAAACCGTTGTTGTAGCGAATCAAACATTAATTCTTATCCTTGTAGATCACAGATCTATACCATTTTATCTCATTTTTTAAGATAACAATGCTAGATGCATACTTTTTAACAACAACATCATTCGGTGATCCATCTGTTATGTCGCTTATTGGCAATGTTGGTAGAGGTCTGTCTGGGACACTCGGAGCTTCAACAGCGATAGGTACCTCAACTCTAACATCCCGAATCACAGGTTCACACTGAGCGGTGCATCCTGACAAAATCAGCAATGATATTACCATTGCGATAGCGAATGCGACTGTTCTAATAGCCATTTCATACTCCCTTCACATGTCTTATCGACCTTGACGTTATTAATTGTATTAACGGTCTTGTTATTAAGGTCCATTAATCTATTAGCTTCTAACACTTTCGCATCTAATTCTTTTTGTTGCAATGTACTCAACTGCTTAAGCTTATCAATAGCAATATTTTGATCAGATATTGAAGCGACTAACACCTCATTATTATTCTTGACTGTTGTGTACATCGCATTGACTTTATCTAATTTATCTACTGCTCTGTTTAGATCGTAGGTAAGAGACGCTATATGTGTCGACATTGCTATAAAGACAACTCCAACAATCCATAATGGAATTCTAAACATTAATAAAATCATTAAATTATACCACTCTTAGCAACCATATTATTTACATCCTGTTGTAGTAAGTTGAAGTCTTTAAGGTTAATGCTATAAGCATCAATTACTTTATAAGCATCTTTAACGACTGGGCTAAATAGGAACCCCTTTAGATTAAAATTAAGGGTCCAGTTATAATATTCCCTGGCTTCAATTTCACCATCAGTTTCATAATCAGTAGTAACACTTAGCAATTCAATAGGAACATCTGCTATAAAATCTGGAAAATCTTTTAACGGTCTGATCTTAACCGTTAATTCTGGTTGAAAGAATGGTAGTACTTGCTCAACAATTTGCAATCCATCCTGAATATCGCTTGCACCAATATACAAATTGAAGGTAAAATCGTACGGAATGAAGTTTCTTGATGACCATTCACCTGTGTTATTAACCGCTTTGCCAAAGTTGTGTATAATCGCTCTGCTAGTTTTACGTTGATCATCAACCGCACCGATACCGTAATCAAACGCCATTCTAGGCCAAATCGAATTAAACGGGTTGTTACCAGATTTACTATACATATATACTTTAGATTGATCACCGTAGTGCAACGGAACTTTAATCAATACTGGATTAGCATCTTTTCTTGCTCTTGAAATATATACCTCATTGAACAATGACCCAAATGTAACAATCATATTCTTAATTGATTCATTATAGAAGTAATCAAAACCTAGCATAAATTATTACCTTAAAAACTTTTTGCAAACGGATTATCAGGATTGAAAGTCTTGATGTCTTTCATTAAATCAGAAATAATATCCGATTCGTTATAACTTGTCATACCTTGTGTATTAAATGAATTCTTCAGTTCTTGTAATTGAGGATCATTGGTCACAAACTCTTCATTAGTTGATTCATAAGGTTTTGCTGAGAGTTTATATACTCCATTTACCCCGCCGAACTGTTCTATGTTTATGTAATCAACATCCATTACCGTGAATGGAATATTAAGGTTCTTGTCTACATCATCTGGGTTCTTAACTAGAAATACATCACCCTTCGTCGGTGTATAGCCATCACCAAAACATTCCCAAAGCGCTTGTTGAGTTACAGACACTGAAATATCGTATTCGTACTTTACACCAAACTTATTATACAGTTGTGCTTGATCTGATATATCAGTATCGTTACCCGGGTCTTCAATCAACATTACTACAGTAGCGTTTCTACCAAACTGCGCATCAGTTCTACCTAGTAAATCATCTGTATTAAATACATCTCTAGGGAAGTAAACCATATCAAACCCAAATGTAGATATGATCTCACCGGATAAATCTAAGTATAAATCTTGTTCATCACTGGTACCGGTTTGGTCAATATATTTATTTCTAGGAGCAAAAAGCGTTGCCATTTAAATTACCTATTTGGGTAGAAAACGAATGGAAGTGACTTACCTAAGATTGTTATATAGTCAACATTAGGGTGATCTCTTGATACATCAACCCAGGTGCTATAAGCTGAACGTTGCCAATAATAGTCATTCGCTGTTCTAAACTTTAGAGGTAATGGGCTAATACCGTCATAGTTCATTAACTCATCATTTTTCTTGCGATCAATACCCTTAAACTGACTAGCCCATCTTAACGTAATATCAGTATATTTTTCCATTAATGTTTTATAACCAATTCTATGGTACATAACTGCAAGTGAACCTGCCCATTCTGGATTCATTTCCAATGATGAATCATATTGATATTGAGTAAACTTAATTGCAGGTATACTAAAATCATCATCTAACAATGCAAGTGCTTCTGCTAAAGTTGTTGCAGTTAATGCA